ATGAGTATCGTGAACCATTTCTTGGTGGTGGAAGTGTTGCGATTTATATCACAAAGAAGTATCCTACCCTAGATATTTGGGTAAATGATCTATATGAACCTCTTGTAAACTTCTGGCAACAACTCCAGATGTTTGGAACTGATCTTAAAGATAAACTTGTAGATCTTAAGACGACAAATAATACTCCTGTCCTGGCAAAAGAACTTTTTCTTAAAGCAAAGGAGCAAGTTAATGATAAAGATTTGCCAAGCATTGATCGTGCTGTGGCTTTTTACATTGTCAATAAGTGTAGTTTCAGTGGTCTCACAGAGAGTTCATCATTTTCAGAACAAGCATCCAACTCCAATTTCAGTTTGCGCGGGATTGAAAAACTGCCTGAGTATTCTAAGATAATTGAACATTGGCATATAACTAATTATTCGTATGATTATCTGATGGATGGAAATAAGGGTGCTTTTATGTATCTGGATCCTCCTTATGACATTAAGGATAATCTCTATGGGCGTAAAGGATCAATGCATAAAGGATTTGATCACGATAAGTTTGCTGCTAATTGTGATAATAATTTCATGCATCAGTTGGTAAGTTATAACTCCGATCAACTTGTAAAGGATCGTTTTACTGGTGAGAAATGGAACGCTGCTGAGTTTGATCTAACTTATACAATGCGTTCTGTTGGTGAATATATGCGTGAACAAAAGAAACGTAAAGAACTACTGCTTTTTAATTATGGAATTGAAGGACTGGTTAAACTCGATCAATCAAACGAAGAATCATCTAATTGATGAAGATCCGTCGTTAGAAAAGGAATACGCACCTTATATTATCAATCGATGTCTCTCTGGACATATTGATTGTGTGATGTATGCTAATGAAATGAATCGATATCATTTTCTTCCAAAGAAGTTGCAGTATGACTTTTTTATAAATAGTCTGAGGAAAAAGAAGAGATTTTCTCCCTGGCTCCGACAAGATAAAATCAAAGATCTTGATTATGTCAAACGTTATTATGGTTATAGTAATGAGAAGGCAAAACAAGCTTTGAAGATTCTAACAAACGAACAACTTACTTTTATAAAATCGAAATTTGAAACTGGAGGAACAAAATGAGTGTCGTTCAAGAACCTGAAGTAAAGTGGACGCCCGATCAAATGGTTGAAGTGGTTCTCAACGAACCCGATGACTTTTTGAAAGTGCGTGAAACTTTGACCCGTATCGGAGTCGCATCACGGAAGGAAAAGAAAATCTACCAATCTTGCCATATTCTTCATAAGCAAGGTAGATATTACCTCGTTCACTTTAAGGAACTGTTTGCTCTTGATGGCAAACACGCTAACCTGACTGTGAATGATGTTCAGCGTCGCAATCGTATCGCTCAACTTCTTGCTGATTGGGGTCTGATTACAATTGTCGATGTAACTAAAATTCAGGACATCGCTCCACTTAACCAAATTAAAGTTCTTGCTTATAAGGATAAGGGCGATTGGATTCTAGAAACCAAGTATAATATTGGTGCAAAGAAAAAAAGGGTAGAAGAAACCGAATGATTTAGTAGGGAGTTCAACACTCCCTTTTTTTATGTTTCTTGTATAATTACTATTGGATGCCTTCGGGGTCCACACAACACAAACTCGCTTTTAAAGGAGCTACCATAATGACTAACCTTACAAGGTATACTAGTGCTGACCTGCCTGCGTTGCTGGATAGGATCACTCGCAATAGTATTGGTATGGATGAATACTTTGACCGTTTATTCAATCTTCACGAAACCACAACAAATTATCCACCTTATAACCTTATTCAGGTAAATAATGTGGAGTCTCATTTAGAAATTGCATTAGCAGGTTTTAAGAAAGGAGAAGTCAATGTTTTCACAGAATATGGAAAACTTTTTGTCGAAGGGCAAAAAGCAGATAACGAAACGGATAGGACGTTTATCCACAAGGGAGTGGCTAGCAGAAGTTTTAAACGAGCGTGGACTCTATCCGACGACACAGAAGTCCGCGAGGTTACGTTCGAAGACGGACTTCTACGGATCGTACTTGGGAAAATAGTTCCAGAGCACCATGCACGTAAGGATTATCTCTAAATAGAAAAGAATATCGTCGGCGCGAGGAGCACCTGGCAAAATCCAGGTTGACTCCTCCTTTTTTTCTTGCTATAATACCTGAGGTAACTAGAACAAAATGTCTGTAAAACTGATGCTCCTTAAAACAGGAGAGACAATAATCACTGATGCGAAAGAACTTGTTTCTGATGAAATTGTGCGTGGATACCTTTTAACAAAGCCACATTTTGTTGAAACCAAAGAAAAAATGGTTCTTACTGAAAGTGATACTGGGAAATGTAATTATGAAATTGATGTAGTTCTTACTCCTTGGTTAATTTTATCTAAGGATAAAGAATTTGTTGTGGCAAAAGACTATGTTGCTACAATTTGTGACCCAATTGAATCTGTTGAGAAGATGTATATGGAGAAGACTGGTATTTCATTAAAAGTTACAGATGATGGAGGTGATGGAGATGAGTGATAAAGTTGTAAAGTGTATCTTAGTTGGAATCGATACAGTTTTAATTACAGAAATTGAAGAAGTTGGTGCTGATATTGGTGAACCAGATTGTAGACTGATTAATCCATATCGATTTTATGATTTGGATTCAATGAAACCTTGGATTGAAGCATCCAATCAAAGAGAGTATATGATTAGATCTAGTGATATTCTAACTATTGCTGATCCTTCTACGGAAGTTATTGAAAAGTATCTTGAGTTAACTGCATAATGCGATTTTACACAAACGTTCAGATGGTCGGGGACAACTTTCTTGTTCGTGGTTATGAAGATGGTAAACACTTTATGACCCGTGAGAAGTTTAACCCGACTCTTTTTGTCCCTTCTAATAAAAAAACTAAATATCAAACTTTGAACGGAGAGTATGTTGAATCAGTTCAACCCGGTTCAATTCGTGATTGTCGTGAGTTTATTAAGAGGTATGAAGGTGTAGAAAATTTTAAGATTTATGGAAACACTGGATACATCTATCAGTATATTTCTGAAATGTATCCAGAAGAAGAGTTGAAGTTTGATATTAGTAAAATCAAAGTTACTACTCTTGACATTGAGGTTGCATCTGAGAATGGATTCCCTGATGTAGAATCTGCTGCCGAAGAAGTTCTTTTGATTACAATTCAAGACTATTCTTCGAAGAAGATTCGTACTTGGGGTCAAGGTCCTTTCAAGAATCAACAGAAAAATGTTGAGTATCGTTCTTTTTCAAGTGAGTATGATCTTCTGAATGACTTCATCAATTGGTGGATGATTGAAGATAATACGCCAGAAGTAGTGACTGGATGGAACATTGAACTGTATGATATTCCATATCTTGTTCGTCGTCTAGATCGTGTTCTGGGTGAGAAACTGATGAAGCGTATGTCTCCATGGGGTCTTGTAACTGAAGATGAGATTTACATCGCTGGTCGTAAGCACATTTCATATGATGTTGGTGGTATTACTCAACTTGATTATCTGAACCTTTATAAGAAGTTCACTTATAAGGCACAGGAATCCTATCGCTTGGATTATATTGCTGAGGTTGAACTTGGTCAGAAAAAACTAGATCACTCAGAGTTTGATACCTTCAAGGACTTTTATACGAAAGGTTGGCAAAAGTTTGTAGAATACAACATCGTTGACGTGGAACTTGTTGACCGAATGGAAGATAAGATGAAACTGATTGAACTTGCGATTACGATGGCATATGACGCTAAGGCAAACTATGCTGATGTATTTTCTCAGGTGAGGATGTGGGATACTATTATCTACAACTATCTGAAAAAAAGGAATATTGTTATTCCCCCTAAGGAGCGTTCTGATAAGGACTCTAAGTATGCTGGTGCATATGTGAAGGAACCTATTCCTGGAAAGTATGACTGGGTGGTGAGTTTTGACTTGAACTCACTGTATCCACACCTTATTATGCAGTACAACATTTCACCAGAAACTCTTCTGGATGAGAAGCATCCGACTGTAACTGTCGATAAAATCTTGAACCAGGAAATCACGTTCGAACTTTACAAGGACAAAGCAGTCTGT